GTTATGTTTTACACTTATTGTTAAGAACTTTGTTATTCAGCCATCTATGGCTGCCTAGAGATAGGCTCAAATAGAACCCATTTTTGTACATACATATTGGTCACAATGCCAGTGACCCTGCATATTATATATAGACCACAATGTCTATAAACTTTTAATATATAAAAATTTGTGTTATAAAAATCTAAACGACGGTATCACACTGTGGTGAATCCGTGTCCTATATTTATAGGGAAACAAATCTTTACTGATACGTCGAAGTGACGTCTAACTATTGTTAGCAGTTCAAATGAACAGATCTAAGCTATAATTAATAGCACGCCTTTGAGTGCGGCATAGTCGCTCAGAACTAGGGGATTATTTTCCGTGTCTAAAGAGCACTGAGCTAGGTTGTTCCCCGCAACTGAGGCTCTAAAATCATTTTCTGCCATGTTCACAGATTTTAAAAGTACATCCTTCGCTATTGACGGTCAAATAGCATCCTCTTTCGTAGAGAACGTCAAACAAAAGTTTGACACAGTAAATCTCGCAACTATTAAATCAGTTGCGTCAGTTTTGGAAGATATTTCCAAGTATAGTAATTTACCTTTAAATGATTCTATAACTAAAGAAGTTGAAGGTTTTGTAGCACTTTTTGTTACATTGTGTGGTTGTAATAACGTATCATCGGCGCTTAGCGCTATCTTTTTGTACGTTAGATCACATTTTGAGACATCAGTCACAAAATCTATCACTAATTATTTATTAGATTTTATTGAATTTGAACCCCATTCTAATGATGATGATCCAGATTGGTTACGTTTTATTAAATCAGCTCAAGATAATTGGGATGTTTGTAAAACTAATAAATTGTTTGGACATTTATCAAAAATTATGGGTGTTCTTGTTACTATGGGACTTTGTAAATCTTCCGCATTAACATTATCAATTTGTGATTTTAAATTATTTGAACCTGATTTAAGAGCTGCGCACAATAGTGCTACTAGCATTATTGATGCAGTTTTATCTACTGTTACATTTTTTGTAGAAGGTATTTATTTATCTATTAAAACAGGTTCTTTTAAACCATTGTTATTTTCATCTAAGAATGCATTAGAATTAGATGAAGAGTTTTCTACCATTGTATTGTGGTGGGATTTGGTTAAGAATGGTAATTTAGAACGAGTTGTTAATGTAGCCGAATCCGAATTTGATAACAGACTTGAACGTTTGTGTACCCGTATTAAACCTTTAGTCGCCACTGTTAATGGATTTG